GGTCGATCGACTGGCGCGCGATGTCGTACAGCTCGCGCAGCTCGGTCGCGCGGTCGAAGGGGTCGGCCATCATGACGACCTCCGTGTGTGAAAGTTGTCGACCAGCGGGTCTTCCGTCGTCCCCCACCTAAGAAAACTCGGGCCTCACAGGACGAGACGACGCGGCGGGTCCTGCCTCGCCCGTGCCCTCTGCGCAGCGTCTCGGACGTTGCACCCGGCGCACGCAGCGCCGCGGTACCCCGTGCGGTCGGGGGTGTGGTCCAGGTGCCAGTCAGCGCCGGGTGCGATCGGGTGACCGCACAGGCAGCAGATGGCTTGCCCTGCGTCGACGATGGCCTGCCACTGGGCACGGGCTCGTCGGTGCGCCACTCCGTATCCGCGCTGAGTGCTGGACTTGGAGTGCGGTGCCCACGTCACGACGCAGCGGCCCGCCAGTCGTCCAGCATGGCGTTGTACCGCTCGTGGTAGCTCTCGTCCATCGACCGTGGTGCCCGCTTGTGTGCCGCCCGGAGCACGAGCAGCGCTGCCTCGATGGCGGCGCGGGAGTCCGGGTTCACCTTGATCAGCTCGGTCATGGTGACCCCCTGAACGACGAAGAGACCTGCGCCGCTTTCGGCATAGGTCTCCGTCGCCAATGCTCTCAGCCCGTCGGCTCGGATGCAAGGACCGCTGCGGCACGACGTGCCAGCCAGTCCGTGCGCCTCTTGTCGCCGCCTGCGCTGACGATCGCGACCGCCTCGTCGACGAGGTAGACCTTGCGCCCATTGATGCGCTCGACGGGTCGGATCAGTGGCGGCAGGTTGATCGCCTCCTCGCCGCTCGCCTGGACTCGCAGCACGTTGGCCCAGCGCCGGATCGAGCTGGACGCGATGCCGAGCCGCACGGCCATGTCGTCAGCGTTCAGGCGGTCGGAGTTGGCGACGAAGTGCGCCCGGACCGCGAACAGGTACTGGTCCTCGGTGCTCTCCTGCCGACACCGCGGGCAGTACCAGCCGTCCTGCGCCTCGAGTGCGCCCCACTTCCGCCGCAGGTTGACCGTCTCGCACTTCAGGCACGGCGCTCCCTCCTCCACCTGCTCCCCGTCATGCAGCACTCGCTCCAGGTGTGCCCGGCACCCGCTCAGGTCCCTCGCGAAGTCCACGAACGGCACGTCAGCCAACTGGGCGATGGTGTGCAGGTGCCGGTTCAGGTAGGCGGCTGCGTCCCGTACCTCGATGCGGCCCGGCTCGGTGTGCTCCAGCGCTTCGGCGTATGCCTCCCACCACGTCCCGAGCACGAGCAGCGGGTGCAGCTCGTTGTCGGCCTCGGCCAACCAGCCGGCGTCGATCCTGCCGACCGCGATGCTGGCGCGCACGTGACCCACAGACTCGGGATCGGCGACCGGCCCGAGCAGGTTCATGGCCTCGGAGTCGACACCCCTGTGCCGGACCTCGGCGGGCAGGGCGGCGCACATCGTGGTGATCGCGGTGAGGTCGTCGCGTGCGTCGGCGATGCAGCCCGGGCAGGTGTAGTCCTCGCCGACATGCTCGCGGTAGCAGCGACCACAGTGGTTCTCGGGGCACGGCAGACACCCGCGACACTCGCCGTTCTCGCAGCCCGCGTCATGGCGCCCGACGACCGTGCGCGGCTCGTTGATCCCGTTCCAGCGACAGTTCACTCGTTCCCCCATCCCAGAGCGTCACGGACCAGTGCGAGCAGGAGCCACGGAATGCCGACGACAAGCCACAGCGGCCATGCCCAGCACGTGAGTACGGCGAGCGCATACACCTGCTGCTCGTCGCTGTAGTCGCGGCCCGCAAGCCAGGCGGTCAGCGTCGCGATGAACGCGACTGCGGTCACGATCGCCCATAGAGCCAGAACGTCGTTCATGCTTCCTCCCCGATTGTCGTGAGGTCGGCGCGCCACCAGACGCGCTCGCCGCTGTCGAGTTCGATGCAGACCATTGGCGCCATCGAGTAGGCGATGACGCGTCCGCTGCCACAGCTCCCCATGTCGTCGCGAGTTGCGTAGTGCATGGTTGCCTGCAATCCCCTATTGACGGCCGCGAGGCATTCGCGCTCGTTCACGGCACCTCCCGCAGCGACTTGAGCCGGATCTCGCGCGTCAGCGTTTCGCGGCAAGTGAGGGTCATTGAGGCAGCCTCGTTACAGGCATCGCCGACGCTGTCCCTGCATGAGTTGTCGCTCGCGACAACCTGCCCAGTCGCGTGGTTGACGACAGCCCACTCGTAAACCGGCCTGCGGCTCGGCTTGATGTATCCGATGATCCGAACTCGGCCGCGCAGGTGTGCCGTGCTCATGCTTCCTCCCCAGAATCGCCCGTACAGCCCCGTTCAGCCTCCCGACCACCCCGACCCCCGTTCTCGCCCTCCCCGGCGCTCTCCGTGGCACCCAGGGCCTCAGCGCGGGCACGATAGGGGTTGCGTTCACTGGCATAGGCGCAGTGGCGCAGGTAGACCCCGCAACACTCGTCGTGTCCGACCTCCCATGCCTGCACCTCTCGCTCGGCCACCCACTTGGCGAGCACCTGGACGAGGTGGGCGCGGGTGGCCTCAGTGATCGACTCGTAGTTGGTGCGCGAAACGAACCCGCCACAAGCGAAGTGGGCGCCGGCGTAGCCGAACGTGACCCGCTCGTCGGAGTGCTCATCCAGGAGCCCTGCCAGCGCGTCCTTGGGGGCGTTCACAACGACCTTCCGTTAGACCAGCCACAGGCGGGACACTCGGCCAGTGGGGTCCAGTTGGGCGCGCTGTTCTCCAGGTTGACCTCGGCCCCACACACGGGGCACAGTGGGGCGCTCATGCCGTCCCCCCGAGCGCGGTGCGGAGGCGGCACGGCAGGCAGCACATGGCCTCGGTCCACACCTTCCCGTTCTGGAACGTGCCGCCGATCAGGTCCGTGCAGCGACCGCCCTCTCCGACCGTGAAGCACCCGATCTCGTCGGCCAGCGCCAGCCCGGCCTCGACCTTGGCTCGCATCAATGCGAGGTCGTTCATCAGCGCGAGGATCTGGCAGCCGCCATCCGAGCACTGTTCCGGGGAGTGGTGACTCGCGCTCATGGCCGCCCCCCGCCGTCGATGGCGAGAGCGGCGCGAAGTTCGCGCCCACGCTTGGCCGTCGTGGTCGCGTCCATCGAGCGCATGACGTCCATGCCGATCCACTCGTCCGCCAACTTCTCCACGGCCTCGACCAGCGCGGACAGGCGACGGTTCTCGGCCTCCAACTCGTCGCTGAGTCCATCGGCACTGTCGACCTGACGCACGGCGTAATCCCGCTCCCTCTCTACGGCCGCCACCAGCGCCTCGGCCTTCTCGGCACGCGCCGCCCAGAACTTGAGAGACGCCGCATCGCCCGTGGCAACCTCGCGCAACGCAGTCACCTCGGCGGTCAGCCTCGCGACCTCGGCCTCAGCGTCTTCGGCACGGAAGATGAGGGTAACCAAGCGGCCGGTGTCCTCGTCCCTTGCGGCACGCATAGCCATCACTCGGGCCTCAGCAGCGTCGAGCGCGTCCAGCAGGGCGAGGACGCGCTGATTCTGCGGCGTGTTGCCGCGCCCGTCTCGCCTGCGTTCGGCGTCCTTGCGCCACCAGGCCCGCTCCTCCGCGCTCAGCTCGCCGCCGGTCATCGGATCTCACCCCACTCGCGGAACTCGACCTGCATCGAGCGTCCGACCGCATATCGCAGCGCCTCGATCTCGGTTGCGAACACGGCTACTCCAGACCAGTCCGCGTAGTACGCGAGCCAGATGCCCGAGAGTGGCGCGGCGGCCTGTAGCCCAGGGATTGTGATGATGCTGCTGCCGGTCTGTTCAGGCATCGCTTGCTCCTTCGTTGTCTCCCGAGCACGTCCCCGCGTCGGTGGTGGTGGTGTCGGGGCTGGGCAGCAGCTCCCGGAAGTTGATGGACGGTCCGGTCACGAGCTCGCCGTAGGTGCAATCGATGACCTCGCCGTCCCCGATGCGCCTGATCGCGCCGGCAAGCCAGTCCCGCTCCTCGGCGTCGGTGAGTCCGGGCGGCGGCAGCAATGGCGCGTGGTCGGTGATGCGCTTGGCCCTGATGCGGCGTACGTCGGTGCGGACCTTGGCGGGCATGAGCCAGTCGGTCGATCGCTTGTAGTGCTCGATGACGGCGACGCGGCAGTCCTCGAAGCGGAGGTCGTCGAGCATCGCGGCCCATGCCTTCGCTGCGTCCTCGTCGGGCTTGCGGTTGTCGACGGTGGCGCACATGGAGAGCAGCACCTGGGCTTCTGCGGGGCTCACTGGATTTCTCCGATCGGGAGTGTGGCGGGCTGCTGGCTGGCGGCAAGGTCGCGGGCGAGGGCGAGGTGGCGCTGGGTGTTGGTCATCGGCGCCTGTCGGGCGACGCGCTCGTCGCGCCAGTGCTCGCCGTTGAGCCAGGTGGTCGGGTGCTTGGTGTAGGCGGGGTGCTTGCCGTCGGACTTGACCCAGGCGATGTAGGCGTCGGCGGCGGAGATCAGCAGCTCCTCGGTGACGCCGGGCTTGCGCAGCGCCGAGCGGTAGGCGGCTTCGGCCTTGGCGCGTCCGACCTTGTGGTCGTAGACGGTCCAGAACTCCTCGAAGCGGGGCGGCGTCTCCGAGCGCTTGCGCGAGGGTTTTACATCACCATCACTATCCCCATCACGTACACCATCACCATCACCATCACCATCAGTGGCGTGGTCACGGCGGGTGCCCGCTGGGTCCACGGCGGGTCCACGGCGGGTTTCAGGCTGAGAATCCGTCTTTTTGGCCGGTTTCTCGCAGCCGCCGGGGTAGTCGCAGGTCTTGAAGTAGCGCCAATCGACCTTCTGCCGCTTGCGCAATCCGGGGATCACGATCCACCCATCGGCGCGCTCGATGACCTCCGCGACGTCCTCCAGTTCGCGCAGAAGATCGGCCGCCGAGACGTCGTCGGAGGCGAAGATCCAGCGCTTGATCTGCTTCGGCTTGTCGGCGAGGTGGCCGTTGTCGCAGGCGTAGCACCACAGGCCGGCGTACAGCCAGCGCGCCGCGATGCTGACCTCGCACAGGTCGTCGTCGGAGAAGATTTCCGGGTGCAGCGCCCGGATCTTGGCTAGTGCCATCAGCCCCTCCTCCTCGTGCTGCACTCAGCCCGGTGCTCGTGCGCTGCCCTGTCCACGGGCTGTCTCGCGGGGTTCCAGACGCGGAACTCGGGGCACTGGTCGCAGAGGGCGAGCCAGCCTCCGTAGGTGGCGGGGGCGACGGTGACCTGGGGGAGCTTGGTCATGACACGTCTCCCAGCAGCCCGAGCAGGTCAGGCTCGTCGTCGGCGGGCAGTGAGTCAGAAAGCGACGCCCAGGAGATCTCCTCGTACTCCTTGCTGCTGACGAACGAGACGCGCACGGGCCACTTCTCGCCAGGGACCCAGAGGATCAACGTCGTGATGTCGCCCTCGATCTTGGTGCCGTCGTCGCAGTGGTGCTCGACGACCCTCAGGTAGCCGACGGTGCTGCCGACGCGGATCGTCTTGCGAAGGTCGGCCGCCGAAAGGGTGCCGATGGCGCTCATGCCGCCGCCCCCTTCGCCAACTGCTGCCGGTACGCCTCGACCGTCCGCAGCGAGACGCCGATCTGTGCCGCTGCCTGCTCGGCGCTCGATCCCTGCGACACGAGCCAGTCGAAGTCCTCGATGGTGTTGGCCCTCGGTCGTCCGTGCTGCTTGCTGTACTCGGACCAGCCGGCGTCGGGCTGCTCGTGCGGGTTGTCGATGTCGTCCCAGGCGAGCGGGGGAAGCCAGCCAGCGCGTGCGGCGTGGTTGCGGGTCCGCGTGATCCCGGCACGGTCGCGCTCGGTGTCGCCGACAGGGATCGTGCCCGACAGCCGCTCGTACGCCTCGAGGATGCCGTCGCGGACCTTGAGGGCCACGAACTCGCGCACGGTCCGGCGTGCGTCGATGACCGTGTCGAGATGCACGCCCGCGGCCTCGGCGATCTTCTGCGCCGAGTAGCCGAGCCGAGACAGGGCACGGACGCGGCGAGTGATGCCGCGCGGCGTCACGGGCCAGCCCTCGGCGGTCAGGATCGCGTCGGCCGTGCGGGTGTAGATGACGAGCGGCGGGTCGTTGAGCAACTCCCAGGCGCGGGAGTCGCTGAGTCCGACGTGGCGGCTGATGTCGTTGCCGCTCGCCCCGCCCTGTCGCCACATTCGCAGCCGGTTGACGGCGGGCGCGGAGTCGACGGTGTACACGTAGCCCATCGCCTTGCGCTTGCTGCGTCGACGGGATGCGAGGATGTCGGCGCGCTTGCAGGGCTCGCAGGGCGGCTCGTTGTCGCGGCGGTGCTGCTCGTGACCGGCCTCGGTGCCATGACGGCGATCGGTCGGGCTCATCGGGTCTCCTTGTAGGCGTGTCGGCACCGCCAGCACAGCGAGTGGTGCCCGTCTCGTTTGGCGCCGCATTCGGGGCAGTTGGTGGGCGAGGACAGTTGGGCCTCGCGGGCGTTGTAGGCGCGTCGGGTGCGGATCTGGTTGCGGGTCCAGGCGCGGAGGTCGTCGGCGAGGGTCACAGCTCCCACTCCGCCCACGTCGATGCCGTCCCCAGCCCGACCCACCAGAACCGCGCAGGCTTCCCGGGCGTGCAGACGGCGAGCAGAGGGAGCGCGGAACATGCGGCGGCGAGGTTGACGAAGCGCTCCCGGTCAGCAGGTCCGAGCGTCTTGGAGCCGGTCCCGACCTGCACCAGCGCGAGTCCGTGCAGCGGGTGGGTGACGGCGAAGTCTGCGGCTCCCTTGCTGCCTGCGGACCTCATGACGAGGGACCAGCCAGCGTCGGTCATGCGCTTGATGACGCGGTGTTCGCGGGCTCGGCCGTTGCGGGCGTGGTTCATGCGGCACCCCTGAGCCACTCGTCAACGCTGCGCACGGGCAGATCGAGCGAGCGGGCAATGTGCACCTCGAGGGACGCGCCGCGAGACTCGCCCCATCCGGCCAGGAAGGCGATGCCGTCGCATTCGGCAAGGTCGAGCAGGGATGCCCGCATGTAGTCGAGCCACGTCTTGCAGTCCTCGCGCCCTTGGCTGCGGGCCGGGTTGATCGTCTCGATGCCGACGGCGTCAAGCAGTCGCGCAGCAGCGAAGAAGGCCGGATAGTTGAACTCGGGATACCCGGTCATCGGGCCGGCGATGTAGAGCCTCATGACACGTCTCCAATCAGCACGGTCTGCGACATCCGCTGAGCGATGACCTCGCAGTACTTCTCGTCCGTCTCGATCCCAACCGCGCGCCTGCCGCTCATCCGGGCGGCGTCGAGGGTGCTTCCCGACCCCGCGAACGGGTCGAGCACGACACCGCCCTCGGGACAGCCGTAGCCGATCAGAACCTCGAGGAGTCCGGTCGGCTTCTCGGTCGGGTGTCCGGTCCCGCGCATCCGCATGGTCTGGCATTCGATGACCGAGGAGAGCGCCCGTGTCCCGTCGTCCGTCCAGGCGTGCGCCCGACGCGACCCGTTCCAGGCCGGCCCCGTCTCGCCGCGATGGATGGTGCCCTTGCCGGGGCCGTGGTGCTCCTGGCGCTGCTGCTCGTGATGGATGTCGCGCCACTCGCCTCGGTACCAGTGGGTGACGATCTCGTGCGTCCTGACGGTCGCACGGTCCGGGTAGGCAACGCCGCCGCGGGGCTTGGACCAGATGACGTCCTGCGAGAGCTTCCAGCCATCGAACTCGTCGCGACGGTCGAGGAACATCCGCATCGAGCCGAAGCACCACATGGAATCGGCGTTGAGCGCCGCGATCGTCGGCCAGCCGTCAGGCCACGTGTCCCAGGCCAGAGACGTCTCCCCATACGGCGGATCGGCGATGACGAGATCGGCACAGGGGAGCGAGGGGATGATCTCGCGGCAGTCTCCGTGCCAGAGCGTCACGCTCTCGTCTTGGTAGTAAGGCCCGCTCACGAGCACACCTCGCCCGTCCCGCCCCACGCGGCGTCCAGGTCCTCCAGCATCGCCAGCGTCTCGGCGAGCGTGGTCCGGAGCATGTTGCGCTCGATCTCCATGTCGCGGGCTCGGGACTCAGCGGCCTCCAGAGCCTTCAGCGCGCCATCCTCGTCGTACGAGAAGCAGCGCCCGCATACGAACCTCGTGTCGCCTGGGACGTGCTCGCCGAACTCGCCCTCACGGCTGATGCAGGCGCTCACTCCTCGCCCCCCTTCCGATGCCCCGAGTCCTCACCGGCCGCGCTCCATGCCGACGCCTGGAACGAGCAGCCGGGCGGGTGGCCTTCCTCGCGGGTGCAGCGCAGGGGGCCGGTGTCGTTGGCGTTGTGGCGGGGGCAGGTCATGACTGGTCCTCGATGACCTCGGCGTCGGTGACGTCCAGCTCGCGCAGCACGGCGCGGGCCTCGTCCTCGGTCAGCTCCTTGCTAGACTCGACCTCGCGGCCAGTTACCTCGGCGTAGAGCGCGGTCGCCCCGGCCTTGTCGATGCCGGACTCGCGGAGCCGGGCGTAGAGCGCCTTGGCGAGGGAACTGGTCGGGTCGAGCAGGAGGGCCTCCCCGGCGCGCTGCTGGACGTCCGGCAGCGGGGTTCCTGGGCCCGGTGCGGCATCGTCTACAGCAGGCTCGGGCGCACCAACACCCGGCGCCGGGGAGGGGTTCAGGGCGGCGCGCATCCGGTCGACCTGGTTGGTCGGCTGGTCGACGCGCTCGGACTCGACGCGCTCCATCTGCATCTCTTCGACGGCGTAGACGCCGTTGAGCACGTCGGGCGCGATCTTGCGGCAGACCTCGGACAGCGCCTTGGCGTAGAGCATGGCCTGCGGGTCGGTGCGGTACTTGGCGTTGTCGGTGTAGCCCGCCTTCTTGGCGCGCTCGATGGTCCAGGTCGACCGCTCGTTGCGGCTCGATCCGCGGCGCTTGCCCTCGACCGTGACGGCGGTGTCGGTGGTCTCGACGGTCCAGACCTCGTGCCCAGCAGCCATGACCAGCGCGGCCATGCTGCGGGCGTACAGCGCGGCCTGCCCGTGGATCACGAACACCTGCCGCGCCGACTGCATCGGGTCGAAGCCGAGTGTGGCGCCGTACAGGATCGCGGCGGTCAGGTCGTCGGGCTTGCCGCGGAAGTGCTTGGGGACCATGTCGGTCTGGCAGATCGCCTTGGCGATGGCGTTGGCGTCGGCCATGGCAGCAGCGGTCTCGCGAATCAGGGAGTAGCCGGCGTTCGGCGCGAGGGCGGGGACGGTGCCGGTGTAGGGCTGGATGCTCACTGGATCTCCTGGAGGTCTTCAGGCTTGGCGACCACGACGAAGGTCACGTCGTTGCCGCGGGGCTGGCGGCGCGCGATACGCACGCCGTTGTGGGTCGCGTACTGGGCTCGGCCCATGAGGTCGATGACGGTCGACTTGGCGAAGCGGGCGTTGCGCTCGGTGGCCTTCAGTTCGTCGCACCAGTCGACAAGGGCACGCGCCTGCTTGGCGTCGACCTCGACCTCGGCGCCCCGCTCGATCTCGGGATGCACCTTGCGGACGGCGTCGTAGGTGGCGACGGTGTCGTCCAGCGGCGGCGGCTCGTCGGATGCGAGCGACTCCCAGAACGCGCGACAGCGGGCCATGATGAGCGGCACGTCGTCGGAGTAGTCGGCGATGTCGACCACGTACTCGGTGAAGGTCAGGCGCGGGCCGATGACCGGGACGTAGCAGCGCGACAGGCCGGAGACGGCGAGCTGGAACAGCACCTGCGTCAGGTAGTAGGCCGGGAGTTCGTTGTCCCAGTCCATCGACGTGGACTTGGCCTCGACCAAGACCGCCGCATCCTCGCCGCCGATCGTCAGGTTGCATGCCGCGTCGGGCGTCGCCGCCGCCCAGTCGCCTAGCGTGAAGCTCGCTTGCTCTTCCCAGTCGGTGACGCATCCGGCGTGCTGGTCGCGCCACCACGCGAGGATCGCGGGCTCGAGGTAGTGGCCGCGGCTCATAGCGGCGGTCTGCTCCTCGCGCGGCAGGTCGCCGTGCATCTTGTGCCAGAGCGACCGCGGCGAGTCCCACGGGCTCAGGCCGAGGATGGCGGCGACCTTGGACGCGGTGACGATGCGGAGCCACTCGGGGCTGCCGGGAGTCAGGTCGGCGCTCATCCCTCCCACCCCCAGTCCTCGTCCACGGTCGCGTCGTAGGCCGCATCCACAGCCGCCTCCCACTCGTCCTGAGGTGTCGGCCCGCTGCTGTAGTAGGCGTCGATCGCTGCCCTCTCGGCGTCGGTCGCGTGCCAGTAGCAGTTCTTCGAACGGGGCCAGTCGTTGCCGTTGTTGCAGCCTTTGACCTGGCACATCTCGCACTGCACGTCGGCGAGGGTCGGGTAGTCGCCCCAGTTGTAGGGGTCCAGGGGGTTACTCATCGCCGTCCCCGTCCAGGTAGCGCCACGCGATGCGGGTGATGTATTCGCCCGGGTAGATGTCCTGCGCGATGACGAAGAAGCGGTTGATGAAGTCCGCCCGGTCCATGTCGGGGAATCCCTCGCGCACCACCTCGGCCTGCGTGATCTCGGCCAGCCGCTCGCGGCGAACACTGACGACCTCGACCTCAGCTAGTCGCTCGATCGGCTCGCCCGGCTTGCGACCCTGCACCTTGCGGCACAGCGTCAGGGTGTCGCCGACGTGGAGCAGGCGGCGGCCGTTCTTGTCCAGCCACCAGCCCTTGCGGCGGGTGACGGTCTTGCGGCGCTCGATCACAGCGTCCGTGGTCATGGCGGCCGACATGAGGCGGCTCACGACGCACCCCCAGGCGCATCGGGGGTCCAGCCGTCAGAGAGCACCCGGGCAACGTCGAGTTCGTGCCAGTGGCGCGCGCCCCCGTTTGAGGCCCAGGCGTACTCCTCGCCCGTGTAGGCCCAGAGCGTGCCCTCGGCGTCCTCGACCACCGCGCCCAGACCCTGCGGCTCCTCGGGCTTCGGTGGGGCGACGAGGGAGCGGAGGGCTGCCTGCATGTCGTCGAACGAGGTGCCGCCCGTCGCGGTCATGCGCTGGGCGTGGTAGGCGATACGGAGTGTCTCGACCTGCTCGCGGTCCTCGGGGTCGATGACGACGAGGGGGCGGGCGTCGTCCGAGTAGATCGGGAAACGCAGTTGGTCTCCGTGCTCCCATCGGCCGTCAGTGCGGCGCAGCATGACCTCGCCTTCGACCAGCGCCACGTCGCCGGGCTTGAACCCCCGGCTCATCGCTCGCCCCTCTCGCCCTGCTGCTCCCAGCGCTGTGCGTGCGAGAACAGGCCGACGATGCCGATGCCGACGATGACCGCGACGACGAACACGAACCAGACCGCGAGGCAGACGAGGGTGCTCATGGCATCCACCGGCCCTCGTCGCCACCAGTCGGGCTAGGCGCCTTGCCGGTGATGCCGTGGACGTGCTGGCGCCACTCGTCCTCGACCTCCTGATAGGTCGCGCCGTCCCAGCGCGTCTTGCATGCGCAGGAGGCGAGCCAACGGGAGCCTCGGCCGTTCTGGTCGCGGCGGATGATCTCGAAGCTGCACCCGTGCTTGCTGGTGCTCATCGCTGCCCCCAGGCCGCGAGTCCCCACAGGCCGACGGGGATGCCGAGGTAGCCGAGCGCCTGGAGGGCGTAGGTGGCGGCGATCATGCCGTCGCCTCGATCCGCTTGCCCCGGATGTCAACCTCGTAGAGCACCTCGGCCGACCGCGCCTTGCACTTCGGCGTCGATCCGCTGATCGGCCGGAGCTCGCTCGCCATCACCGCGACAGCGACGAAGCGGGTGGCGCTGGCGTAGTAGTCGCGCGCCATGCTCGGGCAGGGCGAGAAGTGCAGCCCGCCTCCGCATGCGTCGGTGTCCTCCCAGTCAGGCGCGACAGGCTTGGCGCCGGGCGAGTAGTCGAAGCCTCGGTCGGTGGTCCAGTTGTCGTTGACCGCCTTGTAGACCGTGACCAGTCCGGCGTCGCTGATCTCCAGGCCGTGGTGCTCGATCCAGTTCGCCGCGTTGTCGTTGACGTGAGTCACGTCGATGACGACTCCACCCTCGACGGTCGCGCGATCGGAGTGCAGGTGGATCGCTACGTGCGGGGTCGCCACGACGGACGAGGACCCCCACGCCTCGACGGACGAGGACCCCCACGCCACGACGGACGAGGACCCCCGCGCCTCGACGGACGAGGACCCCCGCGCCTCGACGGACGAGGACTCCCGCGCCACGACGGACGAGGACTCCCGCGCCACGACGGACGAGGACTCCCACGCCACGACGGACGAGGACCCCCACGCCACGACGGACGAGGACCCCCACGCCACGACGGACGAGGACTCCCGCGCCACGACGAACGAGGACCCCCACGCCACGACGGACGAGGACCCCCACGCCACGACGGACGAGGACCCCCACGCCACGACGGACGAGGACCCCCACGCCTCGACGGACGAGGACCCCCACGCCTCGACGGACGAGGACCCCCACGCCACGACGGACGAGGACTCCCGCGCCACGACGAACGAGGACCCCCACGCCTCGACGGACGAGGACCCCCACGCCACGACGGACGAGGACCCCCACGCCACGACGGACGAGGACCCCCACGCCTCGACGGACGAGGACCCCCACGCCTCGACGGACGAGGACCCCCACGCCACGACGGACGAGGACTCCCGCGCCACGACGCGAACCTCGGGCCGCTGGCCCTCGACGCGCAGCCACACACCCTTCGGCGAGCGGATCTCGATCACCGTCACGCGCGGGTTGGCGAGGGCGGCGGTCAACTCCTGCTGGTTGGTGACGATCATGCGATCACCCGCAGGTGCTTGGCCCCGAGAGCGGTGTACGCCCGAGCCTCGTGGCGCGGGCAGATGGCGGTGAAGTCCTCGGCCCACACGTCCTCGGTGCAGATGCAGGTGGCCAGCGAGACGTCGTGGTCGCGGTGGCTGCCCTGGTGCTCGCCGGGGAAGTGGAGGCCCGCGTACTGCCGGTCGCGGATCGGGGTCACGCTGGCGAGGGGCTGGCCGAGGTTGTCGAGGCCCTCGCGGATGGTGGCGCCGGGGAGGGTGTAGAGGTCGGCGTTCATCACGCGACCGCCTTCTCGTCGCGGACCTGCTGCCACACGGCGCGGGCGTACTGCTCGGCAGCGACGGCGCGGCGGTAGTTCCGGGTGAAGTACTCGCGCGACCAGTCGTCGTCGATCTGGCCGGTGACGAACGAGTCGGCGAGGTACGTGGCCTCGCGCTCGCGCCTGGACTCGGCGCGCTTGAAGGCGCCGTATGAGCGACCCCAGTCATCGTCGGCGACGTAGCCGAACTCCGCGCGGTCCGGGTCGTGGTGAGTCATGAGATGATTCCTTTCGTAGGTGGCCCGGTCATCGCCGCTGGAATGGCGACCGGGCCGCTTCGTTGTTGGTGCTGGTGCCGCCGCCCGCATCGCCCCCCAGCAGAGGCGGGCGGCGGGGTCTATGCGGCCCTGAGTTCGCGGGTCTGGATGGCGTCGGACCACTCGGGATGCTTGGCGATCAGGTCACGCGCCACGCGGCTCGTGTAGTTGTTGTTCGCCTTGAACGAGTCGCCGGTCGTCGCGCCGTACTGCCAGCGCACGACCTCCCAGACCTGCTTGATCCCGACGCGCTTGTGACCACGAGCCAGCCACGAGGACACCAGGGACTCGACCAGCGGCAGGACCCACGGGTTCGCGGCGATCCAGGCTTCGTACTGCTCCTGGATGGTGGCGGTGGGCTCGTGGTCGGGGGTGACGAGGGGGGCCAGGGGGAGGGTGAGCTGCTCGGTCATGCCGATCGCCTGACCTTCGACACGTTCGCCTTCGCGTCCATGTAAGTCTGCAGGTCGGCCTCGTTGATCCGCCAGCCGGCGCGGCCGCCGAGCTTGGTGCCGCGGAGGTTGTTGGCGCGGAGTTCGTCGAGCACGTACCGCTCTGAGGCGCGGAGGAACTCGGCGACCTCGGCGACGGTCATCGGCTGGGCACTCATGCGGCCTCGCCCCCGAAGAACGCCATGAAGGGAACGTCCAGGGCATCGGATATCCGATACAACTGGTCAACGTCGAACGGCCGGTAGCCGTTCAGTCGCTCCGAGAGGGCGACGCGGCTGATGCCGATGCGCTCGGCCAGTTCCCCCTGGGTCATCTTCGGACGCTTGCGGGCGAGCGCCGCCCGGACTTCTGCCGCGATCTGCTCGCGGTTGGTGGGGCTGTCGCTCATGTGGACATGTCTATCGGATATCCGATAGCCACGCAACCCATCTAGTCGGCGTGTCGGATATCCGATAGCGTGTGGACCATGACCAAACCGGAACAGGCCCCGTCTCGGTTCTCGCAGGACTTCGCCAAGCAGGTGCGCGACCTCATGGACGAGCACGGCATCACGCAAGTCGCCGTCAGCAAGCGCCTCGGTCGCGCGCAATCGTTCGTGTCGGAACGAGTCGGCGGTGTGCGCCCCGTGGACACCGACACCCTTGAGGCGATCGCCTCACTAATCCCCGGCATGACGATGAACAGGTTGATGGAAGAGGTCATGCGCCGCCTCGGCAGCCTGGCCTAGTCACTGAGCAACGACGCGAGCCACGAGCGATCCGCCTCGGCCATCGTGGTGTCGACCAGCAGGATGCCGCTGCCCTTGATCCACAGCGCGGTCTCGGCCAGCTCAACCACTTCGATCACTCGCACGCTCATTCGTCCCTCCCAAGACTTCGCCCCCCAGCGATTCCTTCCTCCGGCGGGCAGCCAATCACGTAATGCCGACAGTTGTCTGCTGAATCAGCGGTTTCGGTGATACCGGAACCTCTAGCGTCCGCAGGGATGGCTCGACCCGCTACTGGGCGTGACCCACTGGTCTCGTTCCGGCTTCCCGAATGGCTCAAGGGCGAGCTGACGCGCATCGCGGCCGCCGAGGGGATCTCGCGGTCGGCGTTGATGGTCCGCGCGCTCAAGCGCTACGTGGCCGAGTACCCGGCCAACGAGGTCGACTAGCGCTGCAACTCCTTCGGCGCCGACGGCAACGTGATCCCGGTGAGCACGCGGTCGGCGGCATCGGCCGCGGCGCGCTGCAGGTCGGGCAGCAGGTGTCCATAGGTGTCGATCGTGGTCGTGATCTTCTCGTGCCCGAGTCGTGCCTGGATGACGGGAAGCGGCACGCCCTGGGCGATCAGCCATGCGACGTGACTGTGGCGCAGGTCGTGGATGCGAGGCATCGGCGCGGCGATCTTCGACTTCGGCAGCGCCTGCTTCTGCCATGCGTCGCGGTAGAAGTTGGAGTGCTCGAGTTTGCCGCCGGCGGGGCCGGTGAATAGCCGGTCGGTGCGCTTGCGGTCCTCCATGATCGGGCGCAGCACGTCGACGACGCGCGCGGGCAGTGTGACGGTCCGGCGACCCTTCTTCGTCTTGACCGGGCCGATGGTCTTGCCGCCCGGCACGGTGGGGTCGGCGCGAACGGTCTTGACGATGCGGACCGTGGCTGCCTCGAGGTCGATGTCGCCCACTGTCAGCGCCGCGGCCTCGCCCCAGCGCGCCCCGGTGCCGCCGAGGAACAGGACGAGTGGGCGGTAGTGGCGCGGGAGCGCCCCGAGGATCGCGGAGAACTCCTCGATGGTCAGGTACCGGTGCTCGGTGGCCTCGTGCTCGGTGCGGCGGCCGAGCTTGATACCGACGCACGGCGACTTAGGAATCAGCCCCTCGGCCATCGCGGTCTTGAAGATGTGCGTCAGGACGCCCCATCGGTTCTTGCGCGTCTGGTCGGCGCCGGGCACCTGATTGAGCGCGGTCGCGATGTGCGTGCGGGTGATCGTCGCCATCGACATGTGACCCAGCGTCGGCGACCAGTGGCGGTCGTAGATCTTGCGGTACTTGGCGACGCTGGCCGGCGTGACGGCGGTGAGCGCGTCGAAGTGCTTCTTGGCCCAGGTGTCAAGGGTGGGGCCTGCGTCCCCGAGGTGAGAGCGCCGGTACTCCGCGAGTGCCCAGGCGACCCCGCGTTGCTCGACGTCGCGGACGAACTGGTCGGCCTCGTTCTTCGTGGCGAAGGTGGCCGAGGTCCAGCCCTTGCGATCCGATGCGGGCTGAGGGTCGCGGATTCGGACGAAGTAGCGCGTGCCGCCGTTGCTGAGTGCTCGCGTCTGGACGCTGGGCATGGTTCCTCCGTTGTATGTATACAACTCTGGCCGCTTCGGCCCTCTTGTTGTCTCCTTGCGCATGCTGGTCAACACCACGCCTGACCTGCATAAACGTCGATCTGCGCAGGTCAGCCTACCTGACGGAAAAGACCAGCAGTATCCAGTGTAACCCCGGCCTGACCTGCGGTGGAAGGTAGCCGATACACCGGCGATACACCGAATCGGGCGTATTCGCCCTCCTGACTACTCCTGTTTCGATGACGCCAGGGCGCCGATAGGTCTACCGTGGAGCCATGGCCGAGAAGACCTGCGCGATCCCCTCATGCGCCGCCCTGCGCATCGGCGACTCCTCGTTCTGCGGCTCGCATGGCCCGCGATCCCAGACCGGGGGAGCAGCACCCCGAGGCAACGCGGCCAAGTCCATCGTCTGCCCTCACTGCCAGCAGGCCGGCCGCGTCACGACCAAGCGCGTCAAGGTGAAGTCCGGCGTCTCGGGCGGCAAGGCGACGGGCGCCGTGCTCACTGGCGGCCTGTCGCTGTTCGCCACAGGACTCTCGCGCAAGCAGCAGGTGACCGAGATGCGCTGCGGCAACTGCGGCGTCACCTGGCACGTGGCCTAAAAACGCCGAAGCCCCCGCCGACCGAAGTCGACGGGGGCTGAGGCCCGGCTGGTGAGCCTGTGGCTCATGCCGGGGGGCACGTCTCTTGCTAGTGCAAGGCTACTCCGGCCTGCCGACAGAACCCTTCGCCTTGGGCCGGTTCGGCACCGTGTACGTCGCCACGGCGGTCACGACGGCGGTCACGACCGGCACCCATGAGGGCACGTCGGACACGTTGGCGGTGATCGCGGTGAGGACGGCGCCGATCAGGGCGCAGTACGCCTTGGCTGCGGCGAGGAAGTGGTCGGTCATCGGTGCTCCTTCGGGGTGATGGTGACGACGGCTGCCGGGTGGTCGGCGTGCTGGGAGTGGAGGGCGACCCGGCTGCCCCTGCCCAGGAAGCGGGCGCCGAGGTAGAGCAAGCCGGGCGCGGTGTCGCGCGGGATGCCCTGCCAGGTCCACGGGTCGGGCCGGTTGATGTCGCCCATGACCACGACGACGTCGCAGGTCTGGACGAGCTCGAGGACGCGCCGCTGGATCTTCTGCGCGTGCCTCCACCACAGGTGCCGGATCAGTGGGCGCACGGCACGCTGGGCACGCGAGGGTCGGGCAGCCCAGCCGCCGGGATGCATGTGGACCGCGATCACGCCGACGGTCAGCCCGTCGTCTCGTCGCAGCCGCACCCAGTTGATCGGGCGTGCTGGTGCGACCACGGGGATGCCGCGCACGCCGCGCTCCACGCCGCCGTCGACCTTGGTGAAGTCGGCCGTCCACACGATCGGGCAGTCCGAGCGCGACAGCCCGGACCGGCGCCCGAACACGGACCGGAACAGTGCCTTGGCGTTGCCGTGGCTGATCTCGGTGAACCCGGCGACACCGGACTCGTCCATGAGTGCCTTGGCCTGGAGCAGGTCGGCGCGGACGGCACCGACGGGGAGTTGCGGCCGGGACTTCGACGGGGCGACGACGGCGTTGAACGGCTTCACGACAGCCGCTCCGGCATGAAGTGGAACGCGAGGCTGCCGACGATCAGCCCGGCCAGCCACGGGTTCTTCCGGGTGATCTCGCTGATCGTTGGCAGGTCGGTCCAGAGCGCGACCAGCTCGAAGCCGAACACGCCGGTCATGAGGGCGCGCTGCCAGGCCGGTGCACGGTTCATCGCAGGTACCTCAGCTCGCTCAGTGGCACCCGAATCTTCACCAGGACGGCCTTGGTGTTCTCGCCGCCCTTCCAGCGCCTCGGATCACTGAGGGCCGGGTCCTGATTGCCGAAGACGACGTTGCACAGCGGCGTCCCGGTCCCGTACTCAGCACTGCTGCTCTGGCTGACCCAGACGAGCACCTCGACGTCGGTCGGGTCAGGGACGACCTCGTGGTCTACCGAGATCGCCTGCTCGGCGTTCACTCGCCCAGTCCCTTCGGGATGCCGTGCTTGGCGACGTAGCGGTCGTAGTCGAACGCCTTGACCAGCCTCGGTCGCCACGAGTGGTCGGAGAAGGCGAAGTGCATCCCGGCCAGCCCGAACGCGCGGTGCATGTAGTCGGCGAGCTGGGAGGAGTAGCCAGCCCTGCCCTGGGACGCGCCGCCGTCGACGTAGACGCCGACCTTGGTCGTGAACGTCTTGAGGTTCGCCGGGAGCGGGAAGCAGTGAACGTGCCACGAGGACTCCGCGGACCACGAGCCGGTGTGCCTCCACCACGCGGCGGCACAGTGGTTGCGCATGAACCGCTGGAACCGACGCCAGCGAGCAGCCGACGTACGCCGCGGGATGTGCCCGGACCAGTCGAAGTCGAAGCAGGCGTCGAAGTCGTGTGTGCCTGCCGATGCCGCGACGCCGGTGTTGTAGCAGGTCTGCAGGATGACGAGGTCTGCGGCGGGGAAGATCCGGGCGAACTCGGCAGTGATCCAGTCGAGCCACGCGACGGTGCGGCGGCTGGCCTTGAAGGTGTGCCCGAGACGGGTGACCGTGATGATGTCGGTCTGAGCGTGGGTGCTCATGGGCGTGCTCCTGACGTGGATGCTCGGATGCTGGAGCCCGACCCGCCGCCGGCATCCGGGACAGCGGCGGGTCGGGGGTACGGGGCGAGCTGGTCGCTCGATGGTCACGATTCGATAACTGGCCTATACCGGGCTTGCCCTACCATCGACGTCAAGGCTTAGTCTTGCGCGCTTTCAGTCGACGCCGTTGCGCAGGTGCTGCTCGCACCCGCATGAGCACTGCAGCCACAGGTGCGCGTGCTGGCAGGCTGGGCAGCCGGGGTCGCGACTCAAGGCGCCGGATCCGATCTCGGCGGGCAGCGGGTCAGGCATGGTCAGTCGAGCTCGGGCGCTTCGTCGGCAGGCTGCTTCGCGACAGCCTCGACCGCACGCCATGCGGCGACCGACTCGGCCTTGGCTGCGATCCGCTCGATGGTGCCGTCCTCGAGCTGCTGGATGCGGTCGCCGTGGTTGCCGAGCGCCACCTTGATCTCGGCGATCTCGTTGTCCTGCACCACCTGGTGTGCCTGCTGCTGAGCGAGCAGCGAGACGGTGCGCTCCATCGTGTCCATGCGCTCACCGATCGAGGGCAGCGCCGGAGCCAGCTCGCGGCCAGTGATGTTGTCCACGATCGCCTCGCGTCCGGCGATGGTGTCGAGCGCGGCACCCACTCGGGAGGCAGCACGTCGCGCGCGGGGCCTGATCCAGCGAAGCCAGCCGAACAGGGTGCAGAGGGGGACGACGAGCCCGCCGAGGACGCCCACGAGTGCGCCGGTCTGCTCGAGCATCAGGCGGCCTCGTAGACGCCCTGGACGAAGATGAAGTTGGTCGATGCCCATGTGTACGGCGCTGTGGCCGTGCAGTCGCTCGAGGTGGTCGCCGCGGTGTTGTAGACCGGGGCGATGCCGGTGTTCGACGCGAGCATGCGCGCCCAGCCGTAGACGGTGGACGACGTGCCCTTCATCGTCGATATGCCCAGCGGGTAGTTGCCGCCCGTCTGGTTGGCGTTCGCCGCGACAGGGAGGGCGAACTGGATCGAGCCTGAGACCACCGTGGTCGACCCGAACGTCAGCAGGCAGCGGTAGTGGATCGTCTTGCCGATCTGCAGGTAGGCGCCGGCCAGGGTTCCGTTGCCGAGCGTGACGTTGGTCAGCGTCGGCGTGTAGGAGGTCCATGCCGCCTGGATGCCGGTCAGGGCGTCGCGGATCTCGGTGTTCCAGGTCGAGGCGGGTGGCTTCTCCCCGGCAACCCAGGTCCGCGGCGTGGTATTGAGTCCCATCGGTGTCTCCTAGAGCGCGATCGGGTAGGCGTCGTACTGGCCGAGGACCGGGTCCCCGATGGTGAACACGTCGAAGGGCTGGGCCTGCGAGATGTTGAAGGTGATCGAGTGCCGGGCCTCGCCGATGGACTCGCTGTAGCCCTCGACGTAGTAGTCCTGCGAGGACGTGGCGGCCTGCGACGGCATCCCCTTGACCGTGAACCGCGTCGACACGGCGGCCGCGAGAATCGCCTGCGTCTGCGTGTCGGTGAAGTTGTTCAGGTTCACCGTCAGTTGCGGGATGCGAGGCTGCGGCTCGTTGTACTGGTTCACCAGCCACGACGCGTGCTCAAAGACCTCGTCGGCGTTGGAGGTCGCCAGCTCCAGCGACTCCCGTGCGGGGCCGTAGTTGGTGACGCTGGACGAGTTGATGATGTGCGCCGTCAGCGTGCCGTCGGTGCTGGTCGCCGAGACGTCATTGCGGATCGCGGCACGGTCAAGCCGGGACTGGGGTGCCGCTCCGACCTGCCCAAGCGTCACGTCGAGCACGAACGAGGGCGAGGCCGAGTAGCGGTGGGCGCGGTCGTGGAACCCGAGCAGCCCGTCGGCCCGGTCGAAGAGGATGCCCTCCTCGGTGGCCTCGATCTTCCGCATCATGTCGACCGCTGTGGTGCCGGTGGTGTCGAGGTGCGTCAGGCCGGGAACCTGGCCCGTGTCGAGCGAGAGTTCGGTCGCAGGGATGTCGGTGTACGAGGCGTAGCGGGTGATCCGGGCGGCGGGGGTCTCGCCAGCGAAGCCGGTCAGTCCAGCGGCGGCATGGGCTGCAATCCGTGCCGAAGAGAGGGCCGTGTCAAAGACGGCCGCGTGCGCGATCGTCACCGAATAGCCGGGCACGCTGTTGTATGGCCCGACGGTGATCGGAGCCGTGTTGGTGAGCCCAAGCACGGCTCCGCCGGTTGCTACCGAAGCGCCATCGACATATATCGCAGTGGTCGCCCCGTTCCAGGCGAAGGCGACGTGGTGCGTCAGGCCGTCGGCGAGGATTGGCCCGGTGGTTGTGGTGCCCCGCGCGTAGCCGACCAAGGCGCCAGAGGTATCGACGTAGAACTGCGAGTCGGCGCCAACAAAGAGCGTCACCTGTGCACTCGGTGGCGAGGCGGGCAGGAGCACGAATGCTTCGTAGGTCAGATCGAGGCCAAGGGTGAACTGGGCGCGCGTCTGAAGCGCGGCGTTGTTGAAGACGGCGGCCGTGAGGCCGTCCGTGCCCGATCCCGTCGCGCTCCCGAAGGTAACCGTGCTGCGATACGGGAGGAGTGTCGCCCCGCCGCCAGACGAATCGCCTGCGGATGTCGCTCCCGCAGCCTCTCCCATCGTCCAGTAGGAAACGGGCGCATCGAGCAGAATCTCTTCCTCGATGATCGACCGCAACTCGGTCCCCTCGTTGAGCCACGCGAGCCGTGAGGATGCCGTGATCTGCGCCGTGGCGAACGTGCCCACCGCAGCGGGCCAGTCCAGCGGCCATTCATCCACGAAGCCGAGGAAGCGCACCGACGAGACGCCGCCGACCGTGGCCGTGACGCGGATCGGGCGACCCAGTCGCACGTTCGGGTAGTACGGCGATGCGGACCGACCGGCAGTGAACCGGCCGTCGCTGTTGTTGAGCGTTAACCGCAGCGTGTTCGGGTCGGCCTCGGAGCGCCAGTCGCCCCGGCCGTACGTGATGTCGATCCCCGAGTCGAGCAGCACGTACGCCGTGACGTCGGTCCACGTGCGAGACGCGGCCGGAGTGGTGACGCCAGCGTTGAACGCGATCTCGATCTTGTAGGTCGGCAGCGTCATCCCAGCCCCAATCCGGCGCGCTTCTTCTGCCGCTCCTTGAGCAACAGCGTGTGCAGCGTGTGACCGTCGATCTCGACGTACACGTGGGTGTCCTTCTTCTCCTCGCGGAGCACCTTGCGGAACTCGACGGCCATCGCGACGGCCACCCTCTTGGCGGCCTCGGCGTCACTGAGTTGCTTGTTGACCCCGAGCGCACCAGAGACCGCGTTGCCACCAGCGGCGAGGCTGCTCTGCGTCGCTGCGTTCGCCTGGTTGATCGCAGCGATGTCGGAGGCCGAGGCGCCCGCGAGCGTGTGGATGTTCGCGATCCCCGACGCGCCCTCGCTGAGCAACTGGTTGAGCAGGTTGCCGGAGAGCTTGTCCTTGATAAGCGTCTGGATGTCCGACCGCACCTGCGCTGCCTGCGCCGCCTGCTGCTGCTGGAACGCGATCAGGTCAGCCACCGAACCGGCGCGGTCGTTGCCCTCGGCGTCTTGGAACGTCGCGCTGAACACGCTGGACGAGAAGCCCTTGACTGAGTCGATGATCCCCTGACGCTTCGACATCAGGCCGCTGATCTTCGAGGTCTGCTTGTCGATGTAGTCGGTCAGCTTCCCGAGCACGTCCTTGACGCGGACCTTGTGCTGGTCGATGCCCTTGACGAGAGACTCGATCAGGGCGACGCCGGCAGACATGGCACCGCCGTTGCGCTGCCGAAGGCCAATGCGGAGACCGTCGCCGAGGTTGTTTCCGATCTGCATTGTCTTGCGCGACGGGGACTTGGTCTTGGCGGCGGCTCGCATGTGGGCGAGGGCGTTGGCGATGATCTGCGTGGCGGCGGCGTTGACGAAGCTCGTGCCCGTGGAGATGCCGATCCCGAGGCCGATCGCCATGTTGAAGCCGACCCCACTGCCGCCGGACTTGGCCTTGCCAGAAACGCCCTTGCTGGCACCGAGCACCAGACCGTTGAGCGAGTTGTCGACCTTCGGCTTGCCTGCCGACACGCCCTGCCCGAAGAACGTGCTCCACGCGTTGCCGGTCTGCTTGCTGTCCTTCTCGACCGTGCTCTTGACGGTGCCGCTCGTCCGCGCGAGGGACATCAAGTCCTTGGCCGACTTGCCGAGGTTCATCGCCGTGACGATGGTCTTGATCTGCTTGGGGACGAGCTTGCCTGTGATGATGAGGCCCTTGAGATCGGCCATCAGCACATGCGGCCTGGCGCCCTCCTGAACCAGCCGCGTAGCGATCTTCTTCGGGACGCCGTGCATGACCTTGGAGAGGTCGCCGGTCGCCAGGGCCTTGCGCCGAGTTGCCGCGATGTCCTTGTGTAGTTGGTTGGTCTCGATGCCGAGCGCGCTCGCAACACTCATCGCCGACCCGGCGAGAGTGCTCTGCTGGACATGCATCTGGCCGTTGCTGTCGATGAGGACCCTGGTTCCGCTGGTCGCCTTGGCGACCGCCGCGTTGACCAGCCCGAGTGCGTCCTTCTGGCCCAGCAGCGCGTCCACGAGCGTGCGCTGACCGAGGCCGAGCTTGTTGGCTGCGACGAGAGCGCCAGATTGCTGCAGTGCCTGGTACGCGACCGCGCGCGTGGCCCGAGTCGCGGCGCCGGTGATGGCGTCGAGACTGGAGGCGTAGTCGGTCGCCGGCTTGCGGGCGCCCTCCAATGCACTGTTGCTCTTGTGCATCGCCCCGATGAGCCCGGTGAGCCCTCCGGCTACGGCGCCGACCGCTGCGGAGAGCGGGTTGCCGCCGAACGCGAATCCCATCGCAGCGCCCCCCGCGATGGAGGCCATGACGCTGAGTTCCTTGCTGGACGTCTTGGCGCCCTCGGCGAGTGCGAGCATGCCGCCGACGCCGGCCGCCATCTTGGCCGCGTTGCCGAGGGCGATCGTCTGCCGCTCGCTCAGCTTGCCCGTGTTGATGGACTCGGCCATCTCGAGCCGCAGCACGCGGACGTTGGTGATCTGGTCCTTGATCGCCGTAGTCGCGGTGGCAACGCCCGACGCCAGCCTCGGGAACACGAGAGCGGCGATCCCGGCCTCGACGCCGACCGACTTGAGCGGACCCGGCAGGCCACCGAAGAACTTCGCCACGTCGAGCGCGAGTTCCCCGGCCACCTTGAGTGGCGGAATCACGGTCGCGTTCAGCGTGTTGCCGAGATCCTTGGCGAACGTGATCGTGTCGTCCATCGCCGGGACCAGGTGCTGCGCGAGGTAGTTCGACACCTTGATGACCATCGGGGCGAGCGCCTGGCCGAGCTTCAACTTCGCGGTGTCGATGGAGCCGTTGAGCTGCTCGATCGCGCCCGCCGTGCCACCCATGCGCGCGGCCGAAAGCCTCGCCGCCGAGTTCATGTCGCTGGACGCCTTGGTGTAGCGGTTGATCCCCTTCGCGCCCTCGTTCATCAGCGCGAGGACGGCAGCGATCGAGCTGGCGTTGCGACCGAAGATCGCGGAGATGTCGGCCTTGCGCGCGGCAGGGGTCAGGCCACCGAGCTTCGACTGCAGGATCTGCGCGATCTGCGAGATCGACTTGAAGGACCCATTGGCCTTGACGAAGTTGATCCCCAGGTCGCTCATTGCGGTGGCGGCCTTGGTGGTCTGAGGCTGCAGGTGGTTGAACACGCTCGCGAGCGCCGATCCCGCCACGCTGCCCTCTTGGCCGTGCTGCGCCAGGGCCGCGAGCGCGCCAGACGTCTCCTGCACGGTCAGCCCGACCGCATGCGCCGCCGCGCCGCCGTAGTTGAGCGCCTCGGACATCGACGCCACGCTGGCCTTGGACGCGTTGCTGGCACCCGCGAGCGCGTTCACGACAACCGCCGACTTGCCCGCCTTGAGGCCGAACTGAGCCAGCGCCGAGGTGACAACACCAGCAGCGTCCGCGAGGCCCATGCCCTCGGTCGCGGCGAGGTTCATCACCTGCGGGACCGTCTGCATGATCTGGCCGGCGTTCTGGCCCGCCTTGCCCAGCTCGAGCATCGCGTCGGCTGCATCGCCCGCCGAGAAGACGGTCTTCTGCCCGAGGTCGATCGCCTGCTTGTTGAGCTTGTCCATCTGCGCGCCGGTCGCGTTGGTCGCGGCCTTGATGGTGCGCATCGACGTCGAGTAGGACTTCTCGGTGTCGATCGCGGACTTGGCGAACCCGATCAACGCGCCCGCACCGAGGCTCCCCGCCGTCAGGGCGGCGAACTTCCCGACATGCTCCTTGAGCGAGGTCCCGAACCCGGTGACCTGCCGGTTGGCCTGCTGCGCCGACTTGCCGACATTGCGGAACGCCACCGATGCCCGGTCGCGGCCGATGATGTCGAAGGAGATGTCGGACATCAGGCACCCCCTGCCGCTTGGGCTTGCATGTAGTTGATGGCCGCGTCGCCGGTCATGACGTTCGGGTCAGGGCCGGGCTTGCTGGCCTCAAGAAAGGCGGCGCGCTCGGCGCGCGTGAGGTCGAGATACTCGGCCCGCGAGATGCGGAACCCGGTGATCAGGCAGAAAGCGGCGTACTCACCGATTCCAGCTCGTCGCTGGGCTGCTCTTTTCCCGACTCCTCGTCCTCGGCGGCGAAGTAGGTCAGGAGGGACTTCTGCGGCAGATCCATCGCGGCGTCATACGCCTCGGCGTCCGTCTTGTCGGCACGGCGCTCGCAGATGAAGACGAGAGCGCGGAGGAACATCGAGCCGGGGAGCCGGGAGTTCCCGTTCTCGTCCTCGGCGTACGGATTGATTCCGAACGTCTCGGCGACGAGGTTCTCCTCGCGGCCGGTCATGGACTCGATGACCTCGTTGACAGTGACCTTGGTGCTCATCGGATGCTCCTGTAGATGGTGTTGCGGGTGGACTCGATCGCGGCACGGACAGCGCGCTGCATCTCGGGGGTCTGCTTGACGAAGGCGTTGTCAAGGAAGCCCTTGCGCACGCCCGCCGTCTGACTTACCCAGATCTCGCGGTTGCCCATGACGGGGTGCCGAACAACGCCGGAGTTGAAGCGGCGCAGAGAGCCGCCCTTGAGACCGCGGCGCTTGCCCTGGATGCGGACCCCGACCGTCGCGCCGCGGCTTCTGTTTGACGCGAGGACGAACGAGGAGTCAGAGGCGACCTTCGCGGCCAGGCCGCCGCGTTTGGGCAGAGCGTCGGGGATCGCGGCCTTCAAGTCCTTGCGGACAGGCTTGGTGGCCTTGACGAGGCTCGACTGCAACTCCTTGCGGAAGCCCTTGCCCGCGTCGCCCTGCCCTTGGAGAGCCTTGGCGACGCGGGCAAGTTGCACAGCCCCGCGGAGCTCGAACCCGGACGGCATCGATCAGGACGTCGGGTAGGTCATGCCAGCCTGGGCGGCGTTGACGAACTCGGCCGTCATCGACGACGCGTCACCGATGGAGCCGGCGAGCGCGTTGTAGGTGAACAGCAGCCCCGACATGAGGGCGGCCGGGTTGGTGGTCGAGCGGGCGGCGCTGGTGGGCCGCACCTCGATCGTGACCGGGGTCGTCGAGCCGAGGAGCGGCTGGAGGGTCGCGTGCACCTTGCCGGCCGCGAAGTCCTGGTAGAACTCGACCGTGATCTTCGCGTCGCCGAGGCCCTTGGTGTAAGCCTTCGAAGTCGCGCCGAACGCGGTGATGTCGACCTGGTCGCGGGTGTCCTCGACGGTGACGGACTTGGCGTGGTCGGAGAGGGTGACGCCGTTGATGCTGACGTAGGCGTCGACGAGGGTGAAGATGGCCATCTGGCACTCCTGAGGGTTCGAGAGATGTGCGGGAATCCCAGGGAGTGCGGAGAGGTCGACGCCCTGGAACGTCGACCCCTCCTGACCCTCGGCGGCCAGACCGAGGGCTGAATGCGGTGCGCTACTTGCGCTTCGAGACGGGCTTCTCGGCCCGCTCGATGTGGCCGCCCTGGATCAGAGCGGCCTCGGTCTCGACGGGGTAGGCAGCCTCGAAGGTCTTGCCCTGATCCGCCGCCGAGAAGTTGTTCGACAGCACCTTGTAGGCGCGGGGGGCGATCTGGAGATGACCGGCGTCGAGCTGGTCCTTTTCCTCGGTCGCGGTGAGGTCGAGTTCGACCACGTCGGAGCCGAGCAGGGTCTTGGCCCGCTCGCTGATGGGCAGGTACGTGTTCGTCACTGGTTCACGTACAGCTTGTAGGTGACGGTCGCGGTCGTCGTGTGGGTGACGGTCACGAGGCCGGTCGTCGGCGACGCCGAGCCGGGCTTGATCCAGAAGATCTTCGACGTGCCGTTCGCGACCGTGACGGTGTACGTGTTGGACGGGAGCTGGTTGCCCGCCTGCGTCGTGCCGTAGTCGGTGATCGTGATCGTGTCCGAGGACGCGTTGCCGTTGATGATCTCCAGGTACACCCCGCCGTTGCCGAGCAGGGAGCCGTCGATGGTGTCGGATGCGGAGACCGCCGCGGCGGCGTTCACCACTCCCGCGACGCTGGGGGTGAGGGCTGTGAGAGCAGCCATGATGGGTTCTCCTTCGGGTCGGGCTGGTGCGAGTAGTGCAGGGAGATCAGGCGGTGCCGGTCGTCTGTACGACCAACTCGAGAACGGCGCCGACGTACGAGATCTCGCCGATGTCGTAGGTCGCGCCGTAGGACCGCATCGAGCGGATGTGCGCGTCGGTTCCGGTGATGCCGAGGCTGCGGTTGTTGAACACGGCCTGGCGGATCGAGAGCGAGCCGGAGCCGGTCACGTAGCCATCGAGTGTGTCCTGCGCCAGCGCTGCATCCGTGAGCGCGACGAGCACGGTCACATCGAACGTGTAGGTGTCGAACCCTCGGCCCATGGTGACGTTGAAGTCGACATCGGACGGCGAGACGATGACCGCGGGACCGTTGACGACGTCGGGCACGGTCCGGTAGCCGAACAGGCTCGGGATCGCGGCCGTGATCGTGTCGCGCGCTGCCGTGCGGACCTGACCGAGCGTCGGCATCTCAGAATCCCGGGATGACGAGGTGGCCGAGCAGGTCCATCACGTCAGGGTCGTTGCGCCCGATCCGCACCACGCCGAAGTCGTTGAAGCCAGCGACCGCGAACGGGGCGTCCTTGCGCTTGAACAGCGAGGCGGCCTTGAGCAGGGTGGCCGAGTTGACCTCGGGCGGCACTGCGGACCAGCCGAACTTCGCCGTGACCTGCACCGTCGGGCCGAGGTACGGCAGCTTCGGCCAGAACCGGCCCTGGATCGCTCGGAGGCTCCAGAATGCGAACGCCTCGCCCACGGATGCGTCGGCGTTCTGCGGCTCGAGGACGAAGTCGACGCCGGCCGAGCGAGTCTCGGTGAACGTGGCGCCGTCGTAGCCGACCTTGACGACCACGCCCGCGCGGTCGCTGATGTCGTCGACCAGCAGCCGCTCCGTGCCGGAGCCGTCGTAGGTGCGGGCGGTTAGCGTCGCGTCGGCCCAGAAGCGGCGGCCGGTGTAGTGGTCAACGGCGCGCGATGCCGAGTTCAGGGCACGCTCGAGCATCGTCGTGTCCAGCGACGTCCCCGGGTCGCCGAGCTGCGAGCGCAGGTCGGCCGTCGTCGCGTAGGCGTTGACCAGGGCCACCTATCAGCCCTCGTCGCTCTCCGCGTCGGCCTTGCTGCGGCGACCCTTCGGCGCGGCCTTGCGCTCGGCGGGCTGGCTGCTGGCGTAGCGCTCACGGTAGACGGCCGCGAGTGCGGGGTCGCTGGTCTCGATGTTGTCGGCCATCATGTCGACGCTCCAGTCGCGGTCGGTGCGGAGGCTCTCGTAGCCCTCGAGCAGGTCGTCGGTGTAGATCTCGGCCATCTCGTTCTCCTCGTCCTGTAGGGATGCGTGTTCTGGTCAGACCCCGACATCCGGGGCGCCCGAAGGCGACCCGGGTGCGGAGACCGATCAGAAGGTCGGAGCGACCAGACCGAAGCCGGCCGAACCGGCGTTGCCACCGACGACGCCGACGGCGGTCGGGTAGCGACCCGCGGTGAACGCGGCGTAGCCGTAGACGACGAGCTTGACCGTGAGCTGGTTGCCCAGGGTCTGCTCGAACCGCAGCTCGCGCGGCATGCCGTCGCCGTCCTCCCACAGCAGCAGGTCGTTGCTGCGGTAGACGATGACCTGGTCCTCAGGGCCCGTACCGACTGCGGTCGGGATCGAGGCGTCGGTCACGACCGGCAGGCCCTGGAACAGGCCGACGGCCTGCGCCGAGCCGGTGTCGAGCGGCTCGCTCGCCACCGCGAGGGCGTTGAACGGGCCGTTCGGGTTCGGGACCGCCAGGGGGCGACCAGCGGTGTCGACCTGGCTGATGAGCCAGTTCCAGCGTCGCGGGTGCATGGCGATGAAGTTGGGCGCCATGAACCGGGTGGTCTCGATCGCGTTGACCTGGCCGGCGACCTTCGAGTAGAAGGTGGTCGGGGTCGCGGCGGCACCGAACGCGGTGGCCTGGTTGATGCCGGCCGTGTTCAGCACGCCGAGCATCTGGCCCGAGGAGCCTGAGCCGGACAGAACCTGGGTGTCCAGGTTCACGCCGTACGCGCCCGCGAGGTCCAGGTAGATCAGCGAGTCGATGCCCGGGGTGCCGCGCTCGAGCGACTGCCGGGACACGTCCTGCTGACCCGCGATGGTCGCGACGTTGACCGTCACGTTGGCCCACACCTCGTCGGTGGACTGCACCGAGGAGTTCTCCGTGGCCTGGATCGCGGTGGCCGCGCCGGTGGTGCCACGCGGGATCTGGAACTGCGTGCCCTGGTCGGGGAGCTGCAGCTTCTGCACCGTGTTGGCGAACGGGCGGCCGGCGCGGGCCACGAGCGCGGCCTGGTCGACGAGGTACTGCGGCACGATCAGGCCAGCGAACGAGCTGGTCGACGTCGCGCGCTCGGTCATCTCCCGCTCGACCTTGACCTCGTTGCCGTGGCGCTCGATGCGCGACCGGGCGTCGAGGTCGCCCTGCTGGAAGCGGTGGGCGTCGGCGAAGAACGAGACGCCGGAGCGGCTGGTCTCCGCGGTGTAGGTCCGCGGCTCCTGGCCGGTGCGGGCGACCTTGTCGTAGGCCGGGGCCGGGGCGCCGGGCTGGACCTCGCGGGCGAGACGGTCGGCCGCCTCGTCGCGGGCCAGCTCGTCGGCCAGATCCTTCTCGCGCTCGCGGAGAGCGTCGATGTCGGCGTCGAACTCGTCCTTGGCCTTGCGGACCTCGGCGATCTTCGCCTCGTCCTGGGTCTCCGCGTCGCGGAGGGTCGCCAGCTCGTCGGCGAGCTTGTTGCGCGCCTCGAGCTTGGTGGCGATGTTCGCGCGTACCTGCGCGAGGAGATCGGAGAGCTTCATGGCCCTGCCTTCCTGTTGAGTGACGTGGTGGGGTGTCGCTCGACGGACAGGCAGGCCATGTGGCGCGCGCGTGCGTGTTGCTGGTGTTGCGGGTCCCGCGGCTCGGTGGCCGCGGAAGATCAGTGGCGGTGCTCGATCTCGTAGTCGGCGATGCGGATGCGCTTCGCCTCGTTGAGGGCGCGCTCCAGGGACGTCGGGTCGATCTCGACGCGGACACTGGAGGTCGCGAGCGGGTTGGCGCCGAAGTTGACCGCAGAGACGTCGCCCCGGTGGAGGTCGACCTCCTCGATGCGGTACTCGGTGTAGTCCGGCGACCACTGGCCGCGGACGATGCGGAACTTGAACGACGCCTCGGCGAGATCGCCGCGAGCCAGCGCCTTGAGCATGTCGGCGACGTCGCTGCGGGTCGGGTCGACCTCGGCGTCGTACGCGAGGCCCTGCCGGTCGTCCTCGGCGCCGAGGACGAGGGTCAGCGTGTTGTTGCGCGTGTGGGCCATCGGCAGCCCGCCGCCGCGGTTGTGGTTCAGGGTGAACTCGACCAGCGGGCTGGCGGCAAGCGTCTTGTCGAAGGCGTCGGCCGCGATGATCTCGGTGTACGGGCCGAACATGTCGTACATCTCGTAGCCCTGCTCGGTGACCGACGCGAGGCCAACCACGTGCGTGGACTCGGTGCCATCGGGTGCCGTGCGAACCTCGGGGCGGCCGAGACTGCCGATGCGGGCAGCACGGGGCGCATCCTCGGCGTCGGCCATGCGGCGCTGAGTCGGTCGGTCGGCCGGCGCCGCGTACCCGTCCCGCCGCGCGAAGGCGGCTTCGGTCATGGTCCTCATGAGTTGCCTTCCGTAGGAGTGGCGGCGGCCGGCGTGGCGGTGTCCTTGCCGAACAGACGGTCGAACTCGGCCATCTGGCTCTCGGTGAACGGCAGGCGGTTCTCGAGCGCCCGAGCCTCCGACGGCGCCAGCGTGCGAGCCTCGACCTGGCTGTTGAGCATCGACGTGCGCGAGGACGGGTCCATCCGCAGCAGGGCGTCGGTGTTGAACTTGACGAAGCGCGGAGCAGGGAGAGCAGCCGACAGGGCGTACTCACGGCGCACGACGGCCGGGTTCAGGTGCATCACCAGGAAGCCGAGGTGCCGCTGGGTGATGTTGGCGTAGGTGATCTTCGCTCGCGAGTTGGTCTCGGCGTCGATCAGATCCCCGGGGACGCCGAAGAAGCGGGCGATGTCGGCGACGCCGTAGTTCATCGTCTCCAGGAACTGGGACTCGTTCGCGGCGACCTGGAGCATCTCGTACTCCCAGTCCGCACCGTGGACGAACAGCTCGCGGTTGGCGACGGCATCGCGGAAGTTGTCGCGCGCGACCTGCGACTCGGCCTTGTTGATCGTCTTCGCGGTGTTCTTGAGGCGGCCGGACGGGATGGTGCCGTTGCCGAACCAGTCGAGCGCGAACTGCTGCGCCGAGAGATAGCCGCCGATGCTCATCGCGGAGTAGGCGATGCGCGAGAGGCCCAGCGGGACGCCGGCCACGACGAACTGCCGCTCGTGCCACACGTCGCGGGGGTCGTAGGTGGTGCCGCCGATCCGGTACTCGGTGATCTGTGCGCCGCGACCCTTGAGGCTCACGGCCGAGGTCGGGACCAGCTCGACAACAGCCGGGTTCCCGAGTCCGTCGCGCGCCTGGATGATCCCGAACGCGTTGCCCGAGCGGTCGAGGTCGACCTGCGAGGCGAACAGCCAGTCGATGCGGCCGAAGCGGTCATTGGCCGGGTTCTTGAGGAACGGGGTCAGCGGCATCTCGACCTGCAGGCCGCCCGAGAGCCGGTAGGAATCCAGCGGCAGGGTCGAGATCAGGTCGCCCCGCAGCTGCAAGCACGCCCAGACCGCCGACGACCGAAGCGCGCTGTCAGCCGAGACCGCCGTCGTGCCGTAGGTGCGGGTACGGGGCGGGATGAGCTGGTTCGCGGTGTCGCCCAGGCCACGGCGGGACAGGAGGCTCACAGGCCGGGCTCCTCACGCGGCTTCGGCGGCGCGGCGCGGGAGACGATCAGCGCGGACGAGGCCAGCAGCAGGACGGCGCCGACGAGAAGCGCGGTCGGGAGGCACCAAGGGCGAGGGATGGCGACGAGGGCCAGTGCCATCGCGGCGGCCGTGAGCATCAGGAGACCTGCCAGTTCGAGGCCGGTGGTGATGTACTCGCGCATCGGTCCTCCTTCTCAGCCGAACGAGTCGGCGATGTCGTAGTTCGAGGCTTCGGCCTCGACGTGGCGGGCGATGATCGCGGCCTCAAGCTCGGGGATGTCGGCCTTCTTGCGCGAGATCACGCGGCGATCCCCGACCGTGCGCCAGGCGGCCGAGCGGACGGCGGTGTCGAGTTCTGCCTGTCCGAGGTGGCGCAGGTTGCCGGCGAGGACCGCTGCCTCGAAGTCGGCACATGCCTGCACGAAGCCGTCCATCGTCACCGGCTGCACGACGACGCCGGCCGCTTCGAGATCGGGCGCGAGCGTCCACGCCGGACCCTTCTCCTGGATGCCAACCGGGTCGCGGTCAGCGATCCGGGCCACCTCGGCGACGAACAGGGCGCGTTGTGCTGCTGCGACCTGCGGCGAGGTGAACGCGGCCGGGGTGACCAGGTCGACGAAGTCGCTGTGAGCGCCGGCCAGGACGAAGCGCGTCTGGTCGATGTCGGCAGCGACGCCGAATGAGGTCGGGGTCTCGGCCTCGCCGACGAGTTGGGGCCAGGTCGGGAAGATCGACACCTGGCGGTTGAGATCCTCGAGCCAGATCCCGAGCCGGTCGAGCGCGAACCGATCCGGCGGGTACGTCTCGAACTCGCCCTGCACGACCTCATGGTTGATGCGGGTCGTCCAAGCCGGGTTCGCCGACCAGCGCGTCTCGTCGAGTGCGGGATCGGCGTTCGGGTCGGCCGCCCACTCCAGCCAGGCTGTCGTGTTCGACTTGCCGCCCTTCGCGGCCGCGCGGATGGAGCCGAACACGGCGCCGTCATCCTCGGGCGTCGGAGGAGTGCCCAGGAGCCAGATCTGCGGGTTGGGCATCGCAGACATGGTCGAGTTGATCGACACCCACGCCCGCTGCGAGAGGATCTGCGCCTCGTCAAGCATCAGGCAGTCGGACGAGAAGCCACGAGAGCCGGCGCCCGAACGAGCCTTGAACTGGATCGTCGCGCCGTTCGTGAAGCGGATCGCCTCACGGTTCAGCGCCTGCATGATCCCGCCGGGCTTGATGCGCTCGCGGATCCAGCCGTTCGCGTCAGCCTCGACGATCTCCATCAGCTTGCCGAACGACTCGCGCGCGGTGTCCTGCTGGTGAGCCGAGATCACGATCTTGAGTTCGCCGAACAGCAGTGCGCCGGCCAGTGCGCGGGAGACGAGAAGCTGCGACTTGCCGTTCTGTCGCGGGACTGAGATCCCGACGCGCTTGGCGGACCACGTCTGGTCGACGCGCTCGCCCATCGCATCCTGCAGGATCATCTCCTGCCACGGATCGAGGACCACGCCAGCACGCGCCGACAGGTCCGCGACGTCCTCCCAGGAGTTAGCCCTGGTCTGCGGCGGGGCGACGCGAACGCGCGGTGGCGCCTCCCCGAGCAGCGCGACGCTTGGCGATCTCGTCAACCGGATCACCCGCCTTCTCGGTCGGCGTCAGCTTCTCGATCTGCTCAGCGAGGGACTCGGCGCGGGCGATCAACGGGGCGCGCTTCTCGGGGTCGGCGAGGTCGATCGACTGGCGCGCGATGTCGTACAGCTCGCGCAGCTCGGTCGCGCGGTCGAAGGGGTCGGCCATCCTGACGACCTCCGTGTGTGAAAGTTGTCGAC